CAAAAGGTAGTTCAACCCGAACGCCTATGCTTATGAGATTACTCTTAAGAATTCCATTGGATTCTGTGCTGAAGACACAAGTTGTGCTACAGCGGAGAGTTGCGCGTTCTGGGTTAGTACATCGAAGATGAAACCCGTCAACATCGCTTTACCAAACATTGGATTGTTTGTCACATCAGCATAGGCTCTATATAAGGCTCTGTACACCATGTACCGCTGTACGTTCAACGTTTTCTCGACCGTGACTGTCTTTCGCGTTAGTTGAACAGCATTGAGTGTGGCATTCCTTATACGTGTAGATACCACCGACACTGGAACCTCGAGCTCGAGGACTTTTTTGAGTAGCCGCGCGTAGGCGTCGACTCCGGGTAGCGTGTCGGGTAAGGTCGTCTCTATTGATTCAGAGCTCGTCCTTATAAATTTGTCTACCCTAGCAGAGACATCTTCGGCTATACCTCCGACGACTCTGTGGGCCGTTCGGATATCGTATAGATCCTGAGGTCTTAACGAGTATATAGGAGCCATCCTGTCGTAGTACAACTCTCGTAGTTGTACTGCGTAGTCCCAAACTCCCCCTCGCTGCAAGTATTCACGCAGTCTGTCTTCCATGGCCTGAACTACGTCCACGGCGCTGACTGCAATCTTGCTTTCTATTCTACTATGCATGACTGTGGCTATATTCCTAGTTAAATACTGGCCGTAGTCACCTCGCATGTGATCTACTCTCAGGAACTCTGCCAAGCCCCCGAAAGCACACTTCGTCCTTTGTAATCTTACGTTGTACTTGTCTGCTCTGGCGACGATATCGCGCACTATCTTGAAATTTCGAATTCCAAGTAGCACATCATCACCATTATGAACAGATCTCGACATAGCGTGGCTGCCTGATATAAGCGCCTGCGTGTATACGTAATTCAGGACTGAGTTAATGAATGTGGTTAATCTCCATCCAGACATGAGAGTACCCTTCGTCTTGTATGACGTCTTGGTACCCATGTTGTCGATAACTCTAGTGTTAGAAATTGATTCACGGGTCCACATAGCTGCCTGCACCTGTTCCGGAGTCATGTACTGTGAGTAAGCGTCAATGTACGCTTGAACTACTGCCTCCATCGCATCGTTAGAATGCTGGCTGTTGAAATCTTCGAAGTCAACACATAATGGTACCGTGCCTTCCAAAATCGCGGCAACACGTGCTGACACGAAGGAAGGTCTCGCCTTCTCGCCGACTGGGAAATCGGTCGGAAGGGTGTCTTCACAGTTGAAGAATGCGTAGTGTGCTAGGACGTAGGAAGTCAGATCAGTGCCGTAAATAGCACGCATCTTTCCCCATTCGTACTTGACTGAAGACCAAGCCACTATCTCAGGCTTACGGTTCAGGAAGTGTTCGAATGGCATGTCTCCTTGCATACTTAAAGCTATGAACTTGTTTTTAAGTTCTCGCTCCTTCGGCAGGCTATCGAGATCTTCCTGATACTGACTATGTATCGATCCTGACGCCGACCATTGCCAACGCGCGTCCCAGAACTTTTCCCATTCTAGTCTGCGCGGCAGTGCTTTTTCATCATCTTCTTTAGTGAATAGTGCTAGTGTTCGAGCGTATACTTCGCCTGGTGAGACACTAGCTAGGTTGGGCTTACAGCGATTATTCTTCTCGCCTGCCCAATCGACCTCACCGACGTCTCGATTCACCAGGACGTCGGCCTCAAAAATAGGTCTTAGGTCAGCCTCGACGATGTTCTGGAAAGATTTAGCCGTGACTGACAGTTTTTTCGCCTTCTTACCAAACTCAATCGTATCTTCCGCATCTAATAAGTCACTCTCGATGATCGGATTCAACAATTCTGTTGGTAGTGAAGCTAGCCATAACATGACGCCGCCAACGAAACTAGTTGTGGCATCTGCAGGTAAACGAAGTGCATGGCGGGCAGCATCCTTACCTCGGTCGTCCAACACCGACCAAACTTCACTAGCAGTGTAGTGAATGTGGTGAGCCCCTGAAATTTTAGGTTTAGGCAGATCACGAATCGTCTTGATAGTATGCCTCTTAACAGGGTTGTCGCACTTAGACAGTGAGTAGAACACGTTGTCTAGTGAGCACCAATCGTTGTAGTAACCAGAGAAGTCTCCTAAGAAGTGGCGAGACAACATACCTAATAGGTTCTGTGTTACTGGTTGGATATCTTGGTCTACGTAGTAATACACATAAGTTGCATCACGGCCTGGCACCAGGCGCGCGCTTACGACTGTACCGTAGTAGTCGTAAGCGACGTTACACTCGTGTAACTTAGCAGGGAGTCTGTCTATTAACAGTAGCTCAGCCTGCTTGAAAGGTACACCAAGATAGGTTCCGTTGCATGTTATCCTCAGACCGGTTGGAACGTGACCGGATCTGACGGCGAAGGTGTGCTCTCTGCCTTCTCGCATCCCATCGCAGATGTCGAGTGCAGTGAAAGAATCTCGCTCTTGCATCGGCGCTCTACGCTTGTAGAGAGTAGTCACTCCGTGGTCAGCTACTGTTGCAAGCTTGACTCCAGAGAAGCCGCAGCTCCTGCAGTCGGAATAGACTCCTCCTCCCTGGCAGGTTCCGCTGTGCGTTGATTTAATATCTTCTGCCCCTCGGGTTTTTTGGGAGGTACCTGTGACTTGCCCTCTTGAAAATCCGACAATTTGAACTTATGGCTAGGCACTTCTTTAGCCTCGAAAGAAATTGGGTTGTATTCAAAAGGTGCTTTGATGAGAAACTGGACAGGCGCCTTGACTCTACTCGTTGCAATGAACGGTCTCGGCGGCTTAGTCCTAGACTTCCATTTCGTCACACTGATTGTAGGCTTCTGATGCACGATTACAACAGGCTCTCCGCTCAGTAGGTTTTGAGGTGTGGGAATAATATGGCGTCTACCTTCTCTCGGTTGAGCGCCTTCGATCATCCACAGCCTTGGCGAAATGGGATCAAACTCTATTGTGGCTGGATCCACTACACAGTCGCGGACCGGTGCCCAGGTACGTTTGATGATACCTGTTTGATAGTCTTTGAGTTCTAGTTCGTACCCGAAGAGCCTGTACATTGTGGCCAATACACTGAGCTCTTTCAGATCAAACGCTTTTCCGACTACGCCCTTGCATTCAAGGGCTCTCACACCTGTGAGATGTGCAGTCGTCTCAAACTCGCCTGTCATCGTACCTAGCACTAGCCCCCCAGACACAGGTGCGTAGATAGCTTCGATCTCAACACTAGTGCCTACCGTACCATCCAACGGTACGAGGGGTCCTATGTACTTCTGTTTGTACATTGACGACATATCAATATACATGCCGGCACCGTGATTCATACAGGAGGCGTACTCCCTCCCGGTGATCACGGACACACACGCCGCACGCATCATCGGCGTGTACAACATCTTCAGCTCGTCAGCCACAGAAGAAAAAACCGTCTTCCAACTGTTTCGTGTACGAGCCTCGTTGTGTAACAAAGTATATAAACCATACCACATGTAATAATTAGCAATGGCAGCCGCGGTGAAATAATGAGTCGGCGCAGCTGCCTCGTCCAGCATGAAGGATGAAGCTTCAGCGAACGGGGTGTAGGGTGTGCCTGTTAGATTGGATCTGATCCTAGCTCTAGTAGGCGAGAAGGCACCGAAGGAGACTACTATCTGAGAAGACTGCCAAGCACACGCTTCGAGGCTAGACCACTGAGGCTGGATTGCTACAGCGGCAAGTGTTTCGAAAGCAGCAGCGAAGGCTTGCTCCAAACGGTTTAGCTTCACGTAGTCAAGTGTCCAAGACCAGAGTATGTCTGGACTAGTCCACGGGATTTCGTGAAACCAGCCGGGCTCTGAACCGTCCCCGTTGACGATGTCCAGGTACAGCTCTCTGCTGTTTAACCCTTCGATCTCAACATCGTAATTGAGTGCCGACCTTCTCTTACGTCCGAGCACGTGTGAAAGGTAGAACTCAACTTGGCCGGTTGTGGCTCCGTTGATGTGTAGGACGTAAGGTCTATTCCAGTAACTGTCCTTAGCGCGTAACATCCAAGTAGCGCCGTTGATCAATTCCTGGTCGACCGGGGGTCCCAACTCGATTTCGTGAATGTGATCTTCCGCTTCACGATCGAGTGGACAGATTACGTGACTGTCCGAGTACGGAGAAGTCTTGACTCGCAAGATATTGTCCGTATCCTTGTTGTCTCTGTAGAGACGAGCTGAAAGCCACGATGCTAACATGTTGTAAATGAAAGATTCGTGGCTATCAGCTTGAGTTTGCTGAGAGAGTAAGCTGAAAGTGTCTTCTTTTACGAGACGTCTCTCCGCTGTAGTTCTTGCAAACTCGGTCAGTGCGAGCCCAGCATCGAAGACTCCATCTGACGTGATGTACTTGTTGTTATACCCCGAGTAGTCCGTGTGGACGTTACTCGTGTTTGTCCTTACATTTCTGCCAGCAAACTGGAAGTCTGCTGATAGGGACAGATCGGACCTGTAAGAAGATTCTCCTTGTTTAACTGTTACGATACTGTTGTTAACCAACGTGAACCTACCTTCCTCTGTCACTTGAGCGTAGTTTCTTGCTAA